TCAAAACCAGATCAAACAAAACCAGATCAAAACCAGATCAAAAAGACACAGAAAAAATGCCTATATAAATCTCTGTGATAAATAAAAATGTCGCAAACGTTACTTCACTTCCTCCAGTTGTGTGTTTTCGTTAAAGGCACCTTAGCCGTGGTGTGCGACAAACGGCTACTTTAAAAAACACTGGCAACACACAACTGAGATTTAAGGTTAGCAGGCCGATCATAATACTGCTGGTAAATCTGATCCTGATAGAGTCAGTAGCCAAATCGCTTCGCTCAGTAAGCGGCTTCAATACACTACCCGAAAGGATGCTTAAAAGCGTAAGGTGACCATACCTGTCAGCTTTGTATTGTCGTAATAGTAAGAGATATATTAAAGTCACTATGTAAACAAATAACCGCTGAGAGTTTACTTAAAAATCGTTGTAGGGTGGGTAAGGACAGAGCCCAAGTGATTATCTAAATAAAGACCTACCGGTGTTAACAATACTGCTTGCGTAAGCGGTATTGTGGCTATCATATCAGTAATGAGTTTTACTAAAGACTTATTACTAATATGAAAATAATGTTGTTGAGCGAAAGCGAAAACAACAGGTCTTGTTAAAGACCTCATTAGTTAACTCTCAAATACCCCAAAAAGATACTTCAAATACCCCAAAATCTGACCTTTTTACTAAATATCTATATAGAAAAAAGGAGAAGTAAATGAAAAGCAAAGCATATCTATTAGTATTAATTGAGCGCAAGTTCGGACCACTTAATCAAGTTCTCATTGAGGAATTGACCTGGTTAGATTTAACAGATCTCAAACAACTAACAACAACATTAGATCCCACATATAGAAACTATAAGAATTGGCATTCAGTTCTCACAGCTAAAATACCTACAGGCATATACACTAACTTAGAGTTAACTGGTCGCTTAGATAAAAACGATACACCAGTAATATCAGCCGATTCAAAACCAGAGCTATTGCTACCAGTAGATAATGACACATTAGCGGAAGTATTGTCTGAGTTAGCACGCCCACGCATAACACAGTATCAGAAATTGTTTGGATAAAAAAGCCCACTGTAAATGTCACTAAACAGTGGGCAAGGCTAACAACTAATTATCAGCCGGAGTATCATCTTCGGACGGATGACTAAGATATTTATTTAAAAGATTTTTCATTATCTTTTTACTATTAGGATAACTTTGTTGATTATAGTGATCGCCCAGAGGCGCTGAGTATTGTCGTTTAACAACCCATTCGTTTAGTGTTCTATTTTTGTGATAAAGTGTATAATGTATCATGTCTTTTGTATTTAAGTAAATAACAGTATGTCAAGACCACAACCAACCATACTCACATCATATAACGAAGGCCACAATACACACAGTATTATTGCTACTAAAAATATTGTATATTGTGTTGGCTATCGTAATAATATAGTATCAGCTAAGATAACTAATCAATTAACATCGCGTATACTATACCCAAATATGTTAGCTTCGCATAAAGGACATATTGAAAGAATTTGTAGAAAATTAAACAAAAAATTGAATACTACAGATTTTCATGTAATTGAATTAACACACAAGGAAGAATAAAATGGATTTAGATCGCGCTCAAGCAACACTTACAGAATTATTTTTAGGCGGAGCATTTAATTTTAGTGATGATTTAGATATCATTTCTGAACAAGAATATGTTAACATTATTAATTCAATAGACCCTACTGACTATGAAGTAGCTTATGAAGCTTTTGAAGGTCACCCACATCAGTTAAATGTAATTGAAAAGTGTTCAATAGATCGTAGCGAAGACCTTACTACTATGATTCGCAAAGAACGCACATACGAACACAGTGGCTATAGAATATTTCAATTAGATTTACAGGAAGTGCCACCGTTAGTAGTTGCTAATCCAAATCAACAACACGATCCTAAAAAATTATTAACAACCTGGTGGCTTAATTCACAAGGCCATACAATACACTATAGACAAACATATAACTCATTAGTATTAGAAGATATTGGGATCTTAAAATAAATACCTATAGGTAATATATATCATAAATATATTATATAGAAAAGGAAAGCAAAATGAGAAAAACAAACCCAAAACAAGATCGCGTAGGCGATTTATTAGTTAGTTTAGATTATCTTAATAGTTGTTTAAAAGAAGAACCTAATGGTTGCGTTATGCCTTATCGTGGCGGACGACACAAACAAGGTTATCTAATGTTAGGCGCATTTCGTTTAACAGATGGCAAATATATTATGACTACAGCGCATCGTGTTGTAGCAAGATTAAAATTAAAACGAGAAATTTCATCAGACGAATTTGTTATTGCTACTTGTAGTCGCATGGGATGTTGTAATCCAAATCATTTAATTGTAGGCGATCGTCAAGACATACACAAAATTATGAAAAAGAATCATCGCTACGCAGGTAGTTATGCGTCTGGTCGCGAAATTAAACAACAAAAAAGAAACTACAAATATAGTATTCCTGATATGATTTATATGCGTAATCATACTTTTGAAGAAATAGCTCTTAAATTTAATATTACACGCAATGAAGCTTCAAAAAGAAAAAATCGTATTAGTCGTGGCTACTTATGGCTAAATGACTATAACGAAGATGGCACTAGAAAAGGAGAATAGTATGAACATAGCACAAGCATTATTAGAAGGTTATCGCATGGCGTGCCATCGGATGACACAGGAACAACTAAGCAACTATATTAAGTTAGGTGGCGACATTAATGAACTATACGCAGAAGATATTGAAGTTGGTGTAGAGTATCCATATGACATCGTGGACTAGGGCTATTGGCTCAGACGTTACTGAGTTAGTTAGTTTATCGCAATCATTATTTGAGTGTGAAGTGGATCAGTTTTATCGAACTGATCCTACAGTATTAGCTAGAAATTTAACTTTAGCTATTGTTAATCAATTTTATAATCCCAACAGCGAATATGTAGTTATCTTACGCGATCAGGGTAAAATCATAGCATACACATGGGCTGTGCGAGGTCAATACACACCCTGGTCTGATGATGAAACCCTTGAAATACGCATAGCACATCTTGATTTAGGGTTAAGTGCCCGTAAACGAGTAGAGATTATTAAACAGATGATAGAACAATGGGATTTGTTTGCTTATCATAATCAAATACCCGTTATTTGTAGTTCTACAGTAAGAGATGATCAGCAAGCATTTTTGAAGCTACATGAGCGATATGGCTACACAGTTAAAGGTAGCATTGCGTGGAAACGACTATTTAAATAGCGACTCGCCAGCAAATAAATCGTGTTCTTTTTTACATTTTGAAAAAATTTTAAAGTGGCCGCTTGAGGCAGGTTGATAACGTGTTGGTTTTTTGTTGTAACAAGGTATTTTATTTTCAAATAAGTGTATTTGGTAAGCCCATTCATAATCACTTACTTTTTCTATTTTACCTTTAAACAAAATAGATCTTACAAAATCTTGAGGACGTTTTTTATATTCATCTAACATATCAGGACTTGAACAAATGTATTTGTCTCCTACAGGATCGCCTCTACGGGCTCCTATATAAACTATTCCTGTGGCTGTATCAAGCCAATGATAAACATAACCTTTCATATTATGCTACGGTAGAGGCTACTGTAGGTGTGCCCCAAACATTAGTTAAGTTAGTAGTTTCTGGCGGTGTGTAAGTGACAACAGTAGTAGGCGCTGTGCCAAACGCAATACCAGTTGTAGGAGTTCCGCCTGAGATAACAGCACTAACTGCCGCTCCAGCATTAAACCAAGTTGTTGTTAGTGTAATAACACTATTAGCAACTGAAGCGTCTAATTGAACATAGTTGCTACTATATGCCGCACCTGTATCAAATTGCTTGTAAATTGTAGTTGGAGTGCCTGTTAATTGAGCATAACCTGTGCTAGTAGCTAGTGTAGTTGGAGTGCCTGTGCCCCCGACTTTAGTAGTGCCTGTATAAGTTGTGCCGTTAATTGTTTTGCTATTACCTGTGCCACTTAAAAATATTGTGCCACAAGTTGTGTTAATAAACTGATTCCATTCAACGTCTTCGGAAGTGCCTGTTGAAGTTTTAGAAAACTGAACTTTAACTAAACCGCCACCATTGAAAAAAGTATTAGCGGCTGTTGCGTTAGCGAAAGTCACTGTATCAGTAAATGTAATAGTCCAAGGACTACCACCTGAACCAGTAGAAGTAGTCTTACTAGCTGTGCCTGTCCATGCTGTGTATTGTGTGCCTACTGTAGCGGCGTTAGCTACGTTAGTAGCGCAATTAGCAATATCAGTAGTTAAGTTAGCTAATACACTAATAAGGTTTCCTGCTGTAGGATTAGTGCGACTAGTAATAGTAGTGCCTTGGTGTGCGGCCATACTACTAACTGTAGTGTTTAGTGTAGCCCATTGCGTAGCTGTGACAGTAGCGGCTGGGCTTATTGTAGCAACTGGAGTTTGTCCATAAGCTGTAGCCCATGTTGTGTTAACATTGCCCGCTAAACTATTGTAGTCTGCGGCTGTGATTAATGATCCTGGAGTATAACTCATTCTAATGTGCTCCTTAACATCCAAGCAAACTTAGAGTGTGCGCCAATACGATCGGCAGCGTAGTTAGCAATATCTTGATCTGTTGCGGCTGTGGCAATATCAAATAGTTCTTTGTATTCATCCATTAAGTGTTCTTGCGCTTCGAGGACAATAAATAACATTCCATCTGCTCCATATGTTGTTTTTTCTGTGAGTTCGGAACCTGTGAGTATTTCTGTGATTGTTTCTGGAGCTTTGCTACCAATTGTTCGAATGAATTCTCCGAGGATGTCGATTTGCTCTTGTGCGTCCGCATAAATGTCTCCTAGTAATTCATGATCGCTATGAAAATTGCGCCCTGTAATATTAAGGTGGCAACTGTGTGCTCTGTAGTAAGCTACAAAGTTATCGCAAAATAATTCTGTTAATTTAGATTCTAAACTCATTTTCTATCCTATCTAATTTTTGACATTGCTTTAAGTCTAACTGCTTGTTGAATTCGATCATCATTTAATATACTTTTTTCTTCTTCATTTAAGCCGCCGTATTGCTGATTCATAAGAGCACTACGAGTATTCATAGCACCAGCCGCACCTTGTGTTGGTGCTTCACCTCTTGTCATCATAGCATAAGGATTATTTATATATTCTGGAGCTACAGGATTTGCTCTAATTTTTGATTGTTCCATTGCCGCACCCATATAAGGCATACTTAACGCGGCGGGTAATACAGCACTTTGTCCTAATGTTTGTAATGCGCCGCCGGCTGTAGGTGCTACTGGTCCTGCGGTTGGAGTTGATAATACTTTTCCACTACCTTGAATTGTTGGAGCAACTGGTTGTGCTGACCCACCTTTACTCATACTAGTAACAACATCTTTAATAAACGGAGCACTTAATGCGGCTCCACCAATACCAGCAATAGTGCCTAAATTATTACCAATAAAATTACCAGCCGATAATAATGATGCTGCCGCACCACCAGCAGCCTGACTTACTTCAGGAATGGTTCCAGCAGGTGCTGGAGGATTAGGAACATATTCAGAAGGTTTAGCTTCTGTTTCTTTTTTACTTTCGCTGGCTTCAAACGCATCAATCTCAGCGTCTGAATAACCTGCTGCCTTAGCGGCTTCTCTATCTATTGCCATGTTTATCTCACAAATGAACTTAATGGTGGACGTTTTAATTTATCCACAACAGCTTTACTGCCATTAGAATAAACAAATTGATTTGTTGCTTCATCTAATACAGGATCAGGATACTCTTTCATAACTTGAAGTTGTGCTTCTTTGCTGTAGCCATATTTCTTTAAGTAGTCACGACGAGCTTCTAAAATCTTAGCACGATCAGCAAATATTTGTGCTTCTTGTTGACTCTTGAACTTATTAACTTCAGCTAATGTTGTAGCATTGTTAGCAAAATTTGCTGCCTGTTCAATGATAGCACTATCTAAATTACGACGACTAATGCCACTCAATCCAGCATACAATGGTTGTTGTGTTGGATCAATACCGGCAGCTTTATTCATATCTTGTTCAGGTAATGCTACTGGTCCAGGACCAACAACTTTACGCAACTGTTTAGGTAAAACTGCTGTTTTTTGTATATTAGCAATGCGCATCATATCAACATACACAGGATCGTTTTGATTTAATCCTAATGTTCTAAGTTGATTTTCCATTTCTTGCGGACCGCCTTCGGAGTCTTTGTATTGTCCAGCCGCTATCTTAATTAAAATATTGTTAACACCTGGGTTATTCATGAAGCCAGCAATCTCTGGTCTATTCATAACAATATCCATAATTTCTTGACCGCCGCGTTTAACTGACTTAGCATCGGCAGCGTCTTTAGTAATTTCTGGCAACTCTTTAGTTTGATAATGTTTGCGTGCTTCTTCGTTTACAGCAATATTAGATTTAGCACCAGCAATAGTTGGAGCGCCAGGTGCTACTGGAGCAATAGCTGGTGTAGTTGGTTGTGTAGTAGCTGTAGGAGCAACTGCGCCTGTTGGTTGTGTTTGTTGTGGAGCCGTTGATTGCGTTACAAATTGATTAACAACTTCTGGTCTAGCACCATTTTCAATAGCATTATCACGAATCATTTGAATTGTTTGATTACGATCGCCACCTGGAGGAGTTAAACGAGTAATTAAACTTTGAACAGCTTGTGGCGTAATTTGACTAGGATCAACGTCATACCATTTACCAACTTGTTTGATAGCTTCATTAAATGTCTGTTTACGTTGATTAACACCTTCTTTAAATTCTTTAACAGGTGTAATGTTAGGAGGTAATGGGCGACCATTGCGATACCAACGACTATCATTGCCTAAGGTAGCTGTGCCTTTATCAGACATTTCATATAATGTTTGACCTGTTTGAATTCCTTTTCCTAAACCACCGTATCCGCCAGCAACGGAAGCTAATTGTTTAGCATCTAACTCAGCGCCAGTAGTAATATCATAACCACGCATAGGTAAGCCATCAGCACGAATTTGTGCTAATACAGGTTTACCATCAGCATCAGTAGTATTTTGCCATACAGCGCCTTTACCTAATTTGGTATATTCGCTTTCGGCTAATGATTTACTACCTAACATACTAAACAACACAGCTTTAGCCCATGACCCTTCTTCGTTTTTCTCTTTGAGAATACGAGTAATAGCATTTGGATCTTGAACAGCTTCTTGAACTTGTTTTTGTGCTTGTTGTTGTGCTTGTGAAATTTGTAATGCTGAATACTGTTGAGCATTAGCTGCCTGACGAATACCAGCAGGAACTGTAGGATTATTAGCTAACGCTGCCATAGCTAACGGATTTTCTTGAGCAGCCGTAAATGTATCATACCACTTCTGATCGTAATAACCTTGATCTTGTTGAGCAGGTTGTGTTTGTGTAGTAGGTTGTGGTTGAGTTTGTGGCGCTGGCTGAGAAGGATTAACTGGAGCTAATTTGTTAACATAATTTTGTGTTTCAGCAGGCAATGTGCCTACATTTAATTGACCTTGATTGCTGGCTAAATTTTTATCAACTGTGCCAGGTCCAGCATTGTATGCCGCTAATGCCGCTTGTTCATTGCCGCCATAACGCTTACGCATAGCGTCCATGTATTCATTGCCTACACGGTTATATTCTTCTGGAGTTTGTGCTGCCGCAGGGCGAATACCAAAGCCAGGATTTTGTGCTGTAGCTGGCATAACTTGATTGCGGAACATAGCGCCAGCAGGACTTGTTAATGGTTGTCCATTAGGACCAAAATCACGTCCGCCTGATTCCATTTGAACTTGCCGCGGATCTAAGCCCTGACCTGAGTAAGGTTGTATAGGAGGACGCTCTTGAATTTGTTGAGGAGCAACAGGCGCCATTGGAGTTGGCGGAACAACCATTGTATTAGCTGCCGGAATCATAGACGATCCGGCACCTGTTGCTACTGGAGCAGGGCGGCCATATGCTTCTTCGTATTCACGACGGCGGCGTTCCTCTTCAGATTCCGTTGAGCCATAGCCACTTGCGCCAGCAAAGTAATTTCCGATACGAGAGCCATCAGCCCAGTTGTTAAAATTTGCCATATTATTGTAGTATTTTCAATCCGCTAATACCAAATCCTTGTTGATTTGTATTTGATGTTGTAGTAGTGCCTTGTGTGCCTTGGAAGTTAGGAGTATAACTTGCGGCAGGAGTTCCAAACAATACACTAGCATATTGGTTGTAAAGTTGTTGTGGAGCCATACTTGCTGTCAACGCATTTGTTGCGGCATTTTGTGCGCCAGCTAATCCAGCCTGACCTAAGTTTGCTAAATTAGCACCAACACCGGCCTGTAAGTTAGCAATATTGTTTAACACTTGAGCAGCCGCTTGTTGTTGTGCGGCTTGTGTTTGACCTGCTAAACTTGTTTGAGCAAACGCATCGCGTGCTGAACCTAATTGTCCAGCGCCACCGAACTGAGCACTTTGGTTAGCTAAGTTTTGTTGATATTGTGCTTGTGCTGGCTGTAGTGCCGCTTGTAATTGTTGACTAATATAATCAGCAGAACCCAAACGCTCTAATGTAGAGATACCAGTATCTAATGCTGATTTACTTGTAGGGCCTAAAGCATTTTGTGCTGTAGCACTTGCTGAAGCTAAGTTTTGCGCCGCTGTGTTTACATTAGGACTTCCTAAATTATAAATGTTAGCCGCACCTTGAATAGCGCCTTGGTAGGCAGGAGCCACCGTTCCAGTAAAGAACTGTGTTTGCGCTTGTATCTGAGCCCGTTGTTCTGGTGTTAATTGTTGTGTAGTGATCTGCGTTCCGCCACCACTTGATTTACCGCCGCCTATACTCATTACGCTTCTCCATTATGTTTAATATTTATTCTCATTTTAATTCTTATTAAGAAGTAGTTGGAACTATCACATCAGCTGGATTAATAGGATTAATCGGATTAGCTGGTGTAGTGTCATTCCATGTCCACGCAGGACCAATACCGCCACCATTAGCACCTACTATAGGTGAAGCCAATCCGGCTACGGATGGCAATGGTTGTGGTGTTTGATTAGACACTAAACCTGAAGGCGTTGCTGCCGGAACAGCTGGCGCTTGAGGTAGTGGTTGTCCGCCTGGTTGCCCAGAAGGACCAAATATTTTGTTTGGCGCATAATCTGCTGCCGTTTTAGGCACAAATGGAACAGGAACATATTGTGCTGTGTTAGGAGCCGCACCTTGCGACCATGCCGCTTGTTTAGGTTGCGACATATACATTTGTGTAAACGCATTAGGATCAAACGGTGCCAATGCTTCATGTGTGCCAAACCCATTCCAGTCATAAGGTTTTAAGAAATCAGGATTAGTTTGTCCAAAGTTTAACTTAGGACCTGTTCCCCATTGAACTGGTGATATAGCACTATACCCTGTTTGTCCTGGTGCCGTATTTGTTTTGTTTTGGAAGTTGCCAATTATCTTTTGTAGCTGTGCTGATAGTTTAGGTGCTAATGTTCCTGCCATTGTTGTAGCAGTAATATCAGCATTATTCATGCGCGGAGCAAATTGATTTTGTAACCAATCAGGCACTTCTTGAGATTTAACTACATTACCATCCCAGTCAGTAGCACTTACTACTTCACCAGATGTAGGATTAAATGTAATTGTAGATCCATCATCAAACGACATTGTTTCAAATGCTGGAGTAGATCCAATTACTTTACCAGAAGCATCTTGTGTCCATGTAGAACCATCATCAGCTGTAAATGTAGTAGATCCATCAGCGTTAACACGAGAACCTAAAATAGCTGATTCTAAATATGGATCAGTTAAACTTGTAACGCCACTTGCTACCATACCGCCAATACCACCTAAGGCAGCACCTGACACAGCACCGTAAACAATGTTAGTGCCATTTAATAATGATGAAACAACACCACCGGCTGCTCCGCCAGCTTCGCGTGCCCAGTTAGCATATTGTGTGCCAGTTAACATATTACCAACACCACCGGCAACACCGCCGGTTAATGCGCCATTAACTAAACTACCGCCAGTTAAGGCAGCGTTAACAGCACCACCAGCTGCACCAGCACCAATACCAGCTGTAATAGGAGCCAAACCTGACATACCCATATTAACACCAGCTGTGACAGTTCCTGTAATTGCGCCGTTTAAAATACCTTTGCCAATACTACCGCCTGTGATAGCCGCAGTAATACCGCCCATACCAGCACCAGTTAATGAACCTTGTCCAATACTGATTAATGCGTTAGTAACAGTAGGAGCTAATCCCATCTGTGATAAAATTTGTGATCCTAATGCTGTAGCACCTGAAGATGCCGCACTTGTTGTTGTAGCGGCTGTTGCTAATGTAGTAGCTGCCGATTCACCAATACCATAGTTAGCGGCTAATGTTCCAGCAATTTCAGATGCGGTAGCACCGCCACCGGCCATACCAGCGGCATCCATTGCTATAGCGGCTTGTGAAGTAGAACTTAATCCTAAACTACTACCCATTGTTGCGGCAGCTAATGCTACAGCGCCAACAGTATACCAACCGCCAGGAACAGTATTGCGAACGCCTTTATCGAAGTTAGCTAACGCCCCACCTAATCCACCTAACGGATCAGAACTTGTGTCTGGATATAATCCAAATCCTTGTGATAATTGTTCTGGTGCTGTATCTATCGTTGACTTACCGACTACGCCGGCTGCAACTAATTTTTGTGCTTCTGGTGATTTAGCAATACTTGTGACAATATCTTTATATGCTGTAGGATCTTTTTGTAACTTAGCAATTTGTGGTTGAATCTCTGCTAATGTTGGTGTGCGACCTAAAATGCGTTGATAAGCACTAACCATAGCACTAGCATAATCTTTAGATTCAATAGGATGTGCGGCTAAGTTAGGATCGTAGTTAATACCTGTATTTTTAATAGCGGCAGCTTGTTGTTCTGGAGTAATAGAATAACCAACTTGCGGAGCATAGGTAGGAACAAAACCGTATAAATCTAATGTTTGTTGCGCAATAGCTTGATTGTTTTGTGCGACTTGTTCAGGCGTGCCTACAACTGAAGCAATTTGATTTTCAGGAACTCCCCAACTGCGAGCCATATCAACTTGTTCTTGATATGATGGAGGGGCAATAATTTCAGCTTGTGGGCCGCCGCCGCCGCCGGCAACAAAGTTATTCCACGATTGTGCGGCTTGGGGATCAGTAGCCCAACTATTAGGGTCCGGTGCTCCCGTCATCTCCCAGTTATACGTTTGTCCGCTACTCATGTGAGTTCCTTAATTTTTTTAACAAATACTTTTTCAAAATGATTATAACCATTTTGTTCTAACAAACCTGAACGATCTAAATATGTTTTTGTTGTAGACAAAATAAATGCTACACCACGTTCAGTTAATATTTTTTCCATTTCTTTGAATAATTGACGTGCTATTCCGCGACGACGATATTCAGGGTCTACATAGTATAAATCTTCTGAAGCATACAATGTAGATTTAAATCTTATATGTGGGCAAACACCAAATACAGTATAACCAACTAACTTGCCATCATCTCTTGCTGTAAGCAAAGTATAATAGTTGTTTTGCTGACCGCGAATATATTTTTCATAATCGGGATCAAACTTAGCACCATTCAATTGGAAATAATTCATTTCAGCCATATGAACAGACAACATCTTGTCAAATTCTGTTAATATGTTTGTAAATTTTTCTTCCTGATAGGTTATCATATTACTGTTCCATTAGGTGTCACATTACCACTTACTATTAGACTACCATCAGTATTTAGCACCATACGATTAGCCCCACCATAACTAAATAGCAATCCATTAGTAGGTGTAAGACTCATTACCCAACCACCAATGTTAGCTGAATTACCGCGAAGTGTATTACCGGTAATATTTCCTGCCGCACTAACTGTGCTTGATGATACTAATCCATTACCAGAGATTCTACCATTAGCATTAATTGTATTGCCAGCAAATACAGAATTACTTGCTTGTAAATGAACTGTAGTCACTAAGTTACCAGAACCAACATTATTAGCAGAATAAATTAGACCTGGACATGAAATGTTATTGCCAACTGTTAAAAAAGTTGACACAGTTAAATTTGCTAAATTACCTACTGAAGTAATATTGGCCTGAATAGGATTTGTCACATTGCCAGCTAACACAGCAGAAGGAACCGATCCAACTACATTGCCACCGGTGATATTACTTAAACGAGAACCATTACCATTATAAAAGCCAGCTGACACATTACCACTAACTGTTAATGAAGTTAGTGTGCCTACCGAAGTAATATTAGCTTGCGCATTTGCTGTAACATGAATAGCATTAGTAGCAGTGACTGATGAATTACTTGTGTTAGCAGTATCGGCTGTAATAGCTACGTTTGCTATAGCTGCCTGCCCGGCTTCATCGGCGTATTGTGCTGTTGAAGTAGTAGTAACTGTATCTAAGTTAATTGCTACGCCATCTAACACTTGTGCGTAGCCTGCTGGCAATGTTGTGCCAATATAAAAAGTAATCTGGCGACCACCTAATGTAGAATAGAATAAAAATTTAGTAGTGCCAAATCCGCCTGTTCCTGCTGAATACCACGCATAGTCAGCTGGATTATTACTGCCTGCTTGTGGAAACAATGTAGGTGAATTTACGTTTTGAATACCATAGTAAAACGCATTAGTTGGCGATTCACTAAAGTTTTCTGTTCCAGTTGAATTAGTAGCATAGCGAACATTAATATACTGATACAAATACGAAATGGCACTTGTGCTTGCGTAAGCTGTTGATACAATACCTGTTTGGGCATTAGCAACAACACCGTTAATGCCTTGTCCTAAATTAGAAATAGCATAGTTAACAGCATCAATAATTTCAGGAATACTATCAGTATAATTAAGTCCAAATGTTGACATTAACGTGAATCCTCAACCTCTGTTAATTGCCAGTTAATAGCTGTTAATTCCCAAGTATCAGCCGCCGTGTTGCCAGTAGTAGCTGCCAGCGTAACAACACGATAGTTGTTCTGATCCATCTGAACCCATGGGTTATCAGTATCAATAGCCATAACACGTGGATCTTGTAGCGTAGGATCTTGCCCTACTGAATACGCACCGCCGATGGTAATTGTAATGTTACCAGTGCCTGTAACTTCGGGTAGTATACGGTGTAGTAAAACTTGATTAGTATATGGGATACCAAATGTCACATTGTCGCGACGGAATTCGGCATCAACTGGATCACCAGTTGTAAAATAATTACCTACGTCCTTTTGAACTAATCGTTGATCTTCTGCTATAGCTGAAGAATATACAACACCACGACTTGCTAAACTTGTTGTAGTTCCTGTCCATACAGGAGATTCTACAGCGTGACTTGCGCCATCAACATTGCGTGGTGGATTAAAAATATCTAAGTCATAACGATATGATAACATTTTGTTAGGCCAACCGGTAGAGTCTTGATCGGCATAGTAAATTTCAATTTGGTTAGAACTTGTGTTGTTAATCATAAATGTTCTATCTGAATATTCAGGATTTAATTGTCCACGACCTTCATATTCGTTATAACCATAGAACCAATCTTTAACACGCTGATTGCCTAATGATTTAAACGAACTACCATTAAACACCCAAATATCACGAGCATCTAACCCATACACTACATCATCAGCATTAGCCCAACAGTTTTCATTTAATAAACCGCGACCTTGATTTAATAACTTAACTCCAATAATAGGAGCTGAGGTTGATGTATAGTTAATTGGATTGAAAACTACTGTGTCCCAATAAGAGCAAACATAAAAGTTGCCATTACAAGGAAAGCCGTCAACTACAGGACCACGAACAGGAACTTCGAGTTCGTTGGCTACGTTAGTTAATGTTGGTGCCCATGTAGTAGGACCACTATTTAGTCCAAAGGATTGCGACCAACGGACGGTAGTTGGATAGTTATTAGTTGTAGCTGATGTAGTAACTGCTGTTAGATTGCCAGCAATTAAAATACTACCAACGTTAGGAGTAGCCCATAAACGCATCCAACCAGCTGTTAAACTTTCCCAAGTAGGTTCATAATTCCAAATATAATTGTCAGGTGGAGCATCATATAAGCGTAATTGTGTGCCATCGGCTAACAAATACATTGGCGCATTAATACTATCATTTAAGAATAATACTGTGCCATTCCAACTATCTGTAATAGGCATATTAGCATAATAGCCAGGCAAATACGCATTAGGATTAGTAACTGGATCGTATCCTGGTGTAATGTTAGTAATACCAGAACCAGTAACGCCAAACCAACGACCTTCTAATGTGCCAACAATAAACCAATAAACACCATAGTTGCGATAACCTGCTGATACAAATATTGCTGTGCCGGGAACCTGTGATAGTATATACTCATCACCTAATACTGGTCTAACACCGCGTGTATCAGTTTCAACATTATGACCTTTGTTGTATTCGTTAGGACCTAATGCCGAACTTGGAATGTCCGGCGAAAAAGTCATATTTGTAAATGGTGTTTTTACAACTTGTAATTTTGAAGCCATTAACTATCCTTAATCTGTAGTGTAGCAGAATTCGCCTGTTGTTGGGTTATAGAATACACCTTTAAATCCTCCGGCTACTAAATTAGCTGTAGAATCACCGCGAACAGGTTTAACTGTAAATGTTGACGCTGTAGTTTGTTCTAATGCGGCACCACTAGCATTAATAATAATACTGTTATTACCTTGATTAGTTGTGCCTGCCTGGAAACCTATAGCAATACTACTAATACCTTGTGATGAATTACCTGCTAATTTACCGATAGCAATAGAAGTATTACCTTGATTAGCTCTACCAGCTGATGAACCCATAGCAAATGAATCTGAGCCTTGATTAGTAAGTCCGGCTTCATACCCGAACGCAATAGCGGAATTACCTTGCGATGTAGATCCAGCTAATGTTCCAAATGCCATAGAACCTTGACCTTGATTAGTTTGTCCAGCACGCGAACCTATTGCTATAGCGGTAAGTCCTTGATTTGTTTGACCTGCTTGTGGGCCTACTGCTACAGCACTACCGGCTTGGTTTGATTGACCGGCATCTGGTCCTACAGCTACCGCACTACTACCTTGTGTAGTATTGGCAGCATTTTGTCCAATAGCGACAGCTTGTGAACCTTGACTTGTATTACCAGCTGAATCACCGATAGCAACAGCATAATTTCCTTGACTACCACGACTAGCATTTACACCAATTGCTACAGAGTTGATACCTTGATTGTCTCGTCCAGCTTGCGAACCAATAGCAACCGCTTGTTGTCCTTGATTAATATTACCAGATTGTTGTCCAACAGCAACAGCGTTGAGACCTTGTAATACTTGACCTGCCCAGAAACCAACAGCAACTGATGAATTGCCTTGTGTATTAGCACCAGCTGATGCCCCAATAGCAACTGAGTTAATGCCTTGTAAATTATTACCAGCAGTTGGACCAATAGCAACAGCTTGTGTGCCTTGATTAATATTACCAGAACCACTACCAATAGCAATACTACTAGAGCCTTGCGCTGAATTTCCAGCTTGGCGTCCAATCGCAATAGCGGCTGAACCTTGAGCATTACCACCTGCCCAACGTCCCATAGCAAAAGCACCAGTGCCTTGATTTAAATATCCAGCACTATTACCGATAGCAATAGCACCCGAACCTTGATTAGTATAACCAGCGTTATTACCAATAGCAATAGTAATATTGGACACGTTTGAATTTAATGCGCCGGCTAAATTACCAATAGCAACACTTACTGTGTTAGCTGTTGCGGCACCATTACCTAATGCTATGTTAGTTGAATTTAATACAATGTTGCCAGCTGTGACATTACCTGTTAGTGAACCTACAAAAGTATTAGCCGCAAAGTTAATACTACTATTCATAGTATTGCTTGTGCTGTTATAGAATATAGAAGCATATTCAGCACCTACTGGTCCAACATAAACTCCAGCACCATTTGCTTGTGTAGCATTAGCGGCACTATTAGCTAAGTTAATAGCTAAATTACCTATAGCTACAACATTACTATCAATAGTAGTTGTAGTTCCTGTTACTTGTAAATTACCTTGAATAATAACATTACCAGTAGGACCTGCCGCTGTAGGATCAATAGTAATAGTTGAATTACCAGAACTAATTACATCGCCTGTAAACGATAAATTGCCAGCTGTTAATACATTTGCTGTTACAATATTAGCGGCTAAGTTGCCATTATATGTTGGCAAATAAGCGGCCACATTAGCATTGCCATATACTTGACCTTGTAGTGTTGTAATGTTAGCTGAGTTGTTAGCTACTGTATTTGATAATGTAGTTAAATTAGCATTAGTGTTAGCTAACGATGTTGTTAAATTAGCAACATTACTATTTGTATTAGCAACATTAGAATTTGTATTAGCTAACGATGTTGTTAAATTGGCAACATTAGAATCTGTATTAGCAACATTGCTTGTAATATTAGCAATATATGGACTAGTAGGTAAGTATGCCTCGACGTTAGCATTACCATAAGTTGAATTACCACCGCCTGAAATACCAGTTAAAAACGCACCATTACCTAAAATGTATTGTCCGCTAATATTAGCGGTAGTTGTTATATTACCTGTTAGTGCTACTAAATTGCCTGTGTATGTGGGCAAATAATCAGCTACATTAGCATTACCATACATACCAGTTAACTGTGAACCATTACCAATAAAATAATTGGCAGTCATGTTACCAGTAGTATTGTTAACGTATGTTTGTAAATCAGCCGCGGTAACCTGATAGTTAGTATTACCAGTTACCACAGGTAAAATAGTAGTTGGTGTTAAGTTACTTGTGATTGGTAACTGACTAAACTTGATGTTTGGCATTTCTTTTCCTTGTTATTCTATCAGCAATAAGCCGTCTTCTGTTATCAACTGATTGTCAGTTGTATTAGTTATATAGTATTGTGTAAGGTCGACGGGAGTGGAACTTATCAACACATTCCCGCCTATTACAACGTTTCCTGGTATTATGATTGGCATATTAGGTCCTTAGAATAAGTTATTCCACGAAGTGCCATTCCAACATATTGCTTTATTGTTGCCAGTTTCGTATGCTAATGAACCTACTGCTGGTGTTGGCACCGCTGTAGTTAGTGCCGCAATATTAGCAAACGTTGGCAACACAGGAATACCAGCTACAACCTCATTAGTTGAGGTATTGTAAGTAAGCATTGAGCCATTGCCTTGAGTATTGGCTGCTAAACGGATTGGAGCAACATACAAGCCTGAATTAGAAGAACTTACGTTAGCACCGGAAGCATTAATAACAATAGCATTTGCTGCCAATGCGGTTCCACCACCAGCACCTTGGCCGATAGCAATAGAGTTAGTGCCTTGACCAGAAAATCCAGCAAAGTAACCAATAGAAATAGCATTTGCGCCTTGTGTATTGTAACCAGATCGATAACCAATAGCAATAGAATTGCCGCTTTGAGCATTTGAACCGGCTTGCCAACCGATTGCTACTGCTGTATTGCCTTGGCTAGTTGCACCTGTGCCAGCACCAATTGCTACTGAGTTAGTGCCTTGCGTTGTAGTTCCAGCTCCGGTGCCAATTGCTACCGCACTAGCACCTTGTGTAGTTTGTCCAGCGGTAGTGCCTACAGCAATACCTCCGGCTCCTTGGTTAGTGTAGCCAGCATTATTACCGATAGCAATCGATTGTATGCCTTGTGCTGAATAACCAGCACTACCACCGATAGCAATAGATAAGTTACCTTGTGTAGTGCGGCCAGCAGTTGAACCGATAGCGATTGATTGTAAACCTTGAGTTGATTGACCTGCTAACACACCGATACCAATAGCACCTGTAGTTTGTGTTATTGCGCCGGCTCCCCAACCAATAGCAACAGCATTACCAGCTTGTGTAGTTCCGCCAGCAGTTGTTCCAATAGCAATAGCATTAGCACCTTGAGTTGTTTGTCCTGCTTGATAACCAATAGCAAGACCAAAACCTGCTTGTGTATTTGAACCAGAGAAGTTACCTAACGAAATAGCACCAGCACCTTGGCTAGTCATACCAGCTTGATAACCAATACCGATACCTAAAGCATTTGACGAAGTAGCACTAAGGCCAATACCAATACCATAAATGCCTTGGCCTGTTAAACCGGCACCGTCGCCAATTGCGATAGCACTAGCGGCTTGATTAGTATTACCAGCTAAACGACCGATAGCAATAGAGTTAACACCTTGTGTTGTTCTACCAGCGTTGTAACCGATAGCAACTGTGTTCGCACTTTGACTAACGTTGGCAGCTCCATAACCCATAGCAATAGCAAAGCCTGCTTGTGCGTTTGAACCTGCATAGTTACCAATAGCAATAGCACCAGCAACTTGTGATGTTTGACCTGCTTGATAACCGATACCAATACCTGATGAACTGTTTGATGTGGCTTGATAACCGATACCAATACTGTAAATACCTTGTGCGCTATTACCAGCTTGATAGCCAATAGCAATAGCATTAGCGGATTGTGCGTTAGCACCGGCTCCAAGTCCAATAGCTATGCCTGAAAGACCTAAGTTAAACACACTATTAGCACCGGCTGACATAGTAATGTTGCCGCCTGAACTAGCAATAGCTACGTTACTTGTGCCATTAGCGATTTGTGTAGGTGTGCCTGTAGCAATGCCAGATAAGAACGCACCGTTACCTAATAAGTATGAACCAGTGATGTTACCTGTTACTGACACGCCTGTGTTAGCAAATGTAGCAACTACGTTAGCAGTATCGCCACCGCCGGCAATAACTTTAACTTGCTTGCCTACTGTGCCAGCACCTAAGATTAAGTTACCACCGATAGCATTTCCTGTGTTACCAAATGTGTAAAGATAAGCATCGTTAGCCTTGACACTAGTGCCTAGTGCGTTAGCTGATAAGCCATCGTATGTTGATGAGGCAATACCTAAGTCTACATAATAAGAAGTATTAGTTCCATTATCTGCTGTAGCAACATAGTCAGCAGAAGCACCAGATCCAGAATTAATGTTCTGGAAATTAACTTGTGCGTAGTCTGGATAGTTAGCACTTACTTGTAATACTGTAGCAGGTAAGTTAGCGTAACCAGAAGCAATACCAGCATACAATGCGCCAAAGCCGTAGCCGTCGCCATAGAACGAACCTGAGTTACCAGAAATCTGTGTAATGTTTGCTGGTAGTGAAACATTGCCTGTTACTACTAAGTTATTAAGTGTTGTATTACCAGTTACACTTAAATCAGCTAATGTGCCAATGTTAGTAATGTATGGTTGTGAAGCAGTAGTTAATGTGCCACCAACGTTGCCTGTGTATGTAGGCAAGTAACTTTGAACATTGGTATTAGAATACATACCAGTTAACTGAGAGCCGTTACCTTTGATAAAGCTACCTTGGATGTTGCCTACAGCACTAATGTTAGCAGATGATGTCCAGACATTATTTGTGTTATTGTAAAGCCAAGTAATGTATGGAGCACCTAATGGACCTATTTCAATACCGCCACCGTTGGCAGCAGATGCGTTAGGCGCATTGTTTGCTAAGTTAATAGCTTTGTCGTTAATAGTGATTACGTTACTATCAACTGTAGTTGTTGTTCCGTTAACTTGTAAGTTACCTTGAATAATAACGTTACCAGATAACGCACCTGACCCGCCTGCTGGATCAAGATACATTGTAGTATCAACAGAACTAATTGTATTGCCTACAATAGTAATATTTTGATTAGTAATACGACCGTTGGCTGTAACGTTTACATTGCCAGCACCCACGTTGCCTGTGTTAGTAGGCAAGTAAGTAGCAACATTAGCGTTGCCATATGAACTAGCTACATTAGTTAATAATGAACCGTCACCAACAAAATAGTTAGCAGTAATATTACCTGTAGCAGATAGTGCTGTTGTAATAATATTACCTGATGAAATATTACCAGTGTAAGTTGGCAAGTAGTTAGCAACGTTTGCGTTAGCGTAAACTTGACCTTGTAAAATACTTACGTTAGTTAATAATCCAGATACGTTTGTATTTGTATTACCTAAACTTATTGTTAAGTTAGCAACATTACTATCTGTATTTGCTACATTAGCGTTGATAGCAATGATAGTATTACTTGTTGGTAAGTATGCTTCGACATTAGCATTGCCATATGAAGCTGGTAAACCAGTTAATAAACTACCATCACCAATAAAGTATCCAGCACTAATGTTACCAGTAGTTGATATTGTATTAGAGCCAAATGAACTTAATAATGTAACAGCATTAGAGTTAGTGTAAACTTGACCTTGTAGTGTTGTAATGTTACTTGTGTTATTAGCAACGTTAGCATCTGTATTTGCTACATTAGCGTTGATAGCAATGATAGTATTACTTGTAGGTAAGTATGCTTCAACATTAGCATTGCCGTAAGCGGCAGGTAAACCAGTAAGTTGTGAACCGTCACCAACAAAGAAGTTAGCAGTAACAGTATTACCAACAGTTACATTCTTAGTTGCGGCATTGTAAGTAAAGCCAATGTCGGCACCAGCATTACCATTGTTGTTGTAGATAACTTGTGTGTTAGCACCTGGAACTACTAAGTTACCAGTAATGTTACCTTGGAAGTTACCAACAAATAAGTTAGCGGTTACTGTATTAGCAACGTTAACATTTGTAGCACTAATATTGCCTGTGTATATAGGTAAGTAAGCGGCTACATTAGCATTGCCGTAAGTAGCTGGTAAACCAGTTAATAATGCGCCATTACCTAAAATGTAGTTGCCGGATACGTTACCTTGAACACTTAGTTGTGTGCTAATGTTAACAATACCTGTGCCGTTAGGATTAATATTGATATTACTGTTAGCACCGTGTGCTAATACAATATTGCCTTCAGTAGCGCCACCTTCGTTAGTGCTAATAGTCATATTAGCTGTGCCGCGTGTGCTTATGTTAGCGTCTTGATTATTCTTACCGAAACGAACATTACCAGCATTTAAATGAATATCGCCTGTGGAACTATTGTTAGCTGTTAGTGTAAGTGGATTAGCAGAGTCGCCTAATACATTACTTGTGATAAGGTTACCAGGACTTAAATTGCCTGTGTATGTAGGCAAGTAAGCTGCCACATTAGCGTTGCCATAGCTACTGCCACCACCTGTTTGTGCTACCCAAGTGCCGTCGCCTGCTAATACAGCATTAGCGTTGCCATTTAAGTTAATAGTAGATATGTTGCCTAAACCAGTTGCTTGACTAATGTTACCAACAACATAGTTAGCAGTAACGTTACCATACGCACTACTTGTGCCAGTTACAACTACATCGCCACCGATAGTAGTTAAACTGTTAGGTAGTTGACCATTTAAGCGAGCATACCAAATTTGTGTAATGCCTGAACCTGTTTGTTTACTGATTAGGCAGTTAGCACGATAGTTAGTATTAGCAGGAGTAAATCCGCGAATCCAATATGTGCCATCGTATGTAGAATCAGCTGTCCAACCAGTAATAGTTGTTAAGTCAGTGTCATTAGTAATAACACCTGAAGGGAAAGCTGTAGAACCAATCTTATTAGTAAACTCTACACCTTGCCAGTTAATGCTACCTAAGTAACCTGGAGCTACACGAACAGAACCTTCTAAACAAGTAGGATAGATGTTAATAAGTGTATTAGCCGCACCTGTGCCGTTAAATGGCATATTAGCAATTTGGTTTACAATATTAAATGTAAACGCATTTGTAAATGCTGGCAATGTAATAGGTGTTGAGTTAACGTTATTAATCTGATCCAGCGTCATGAAGTTTGCCAAGTTAGTTGGCAATGTCATCCAAGTAGTAGCTGTTGTGTTAATGTTTAACGATTGGAAATAGTTACGTGCTAATGCGCCAGCAGAGAACACAAACGGAACGTTAGCACCGGTAGAGTGTGTTGTTCCTGAGAAGTCAATGCGTGTTGTGCCTGTGCCAAATGTTTGAACGCCAGTTAATGTTGTTTGTCCCGCATCGTGCGAATTAGTCATAGACTGAACGGTGCAGTTATTAAATGCGGATACCCAACCAATTGCGCTAGTTTCGGATACACCACTTGCTGCCACTGTAATAGTAGCAGGGAATGACATTAGTGGTGGGCCTTGTAATGCTTTAAGTATTGTGGCAAATGGGAACGCACTAGAACCATTATTTGTTGTGTCATTACCAGCACTTGCATCAACAAAGCGGTTGAATAAACTTGCTATTGGTAACTTAGTAGTCGCTGTTACATAAACAGTTGTGTTACCAAATGTAGCGTTAGGATTTGCTGGAGTAATCTGGAACTGTAAGTTCTTATTAGTTGTGCCAGCTAATACGTTAACGATACCATTGTTAGTGCCTAACTGGTTGTATGATGTTTCAGTAGTTACGTTAGCATACGCATTGCCATCATAAATCTGACGAATCCAAGCGCCTGCTTGTGCTAAGTAAACACCGTTGTCGTTGTTAGTTTGATTTTTAACAAGAACATAACTTGTTGCTGTAGGAGTTACGCCGTCAATAGCAGTTAAACCAGATTTAGTTACGTTTGCTGTAGTAGCAATATTAACCGGAGGCAAACTAGGAATGTTTAATAACTGTTGTAATACATAACTACTAGTTTGACCACCAGACCAGATACTAGCGTTTGTTGCTGTTGTGTCGTTGAAGAATTTTCCAGAATCAACAACATTGCCATTGGCATCGGTAGTAACAATATCACCTGCTGTAGGTGTAGGAACTAAGTTAGTTAAGCCTGAACCTGATCCAGCAAATGTATTGGCTGTAATATTGCCTGTAGTTGAAATCACTACATTGCTGTTAGCCAAATATGCCGCTACGTTAGCATTGCCATATGTAGAAGCGCCGCCACCTGAAATACCAGTTAAGTAATAACCATTACCTAAAATGTATTGACCGGAAATGTTAGCAGTTGTAACAACATTTGATGTAAGGTTGCCACTAGCTAAGAATGTAGCAACATTAGCATCATTGTAAATGGTAAATGGTTGTCCACTGATACTAAATGAGTTAGCAACAATGTTGTTAGCGCCAATATTACCACTAAGGAATAAATTACCAGTTTGTAATAAATCTGAACTGTTTAATACATTAGAATTAGCAACTTGTAATGTATTGCCATCGGTAGATAATGGAATATTACCCATGTAAATTGTATTACCGGATACCCATAATTCTTTCCATTGATTTGTAATATTACCTAATGTGAATACTGAGTTAGTGCCAGGAATAACATGACCATTAAGATTAGTTAAATCTAAGTTAGCACCGGAACCTAAGAAAGCATTAGCAATTACATAATTAGCACCCGAAATATTGCCAACATTACCTACTGTCGATACTTGTGCGGCTTGTAAATTGCCTGAATAAGTTGGTAAGTAGGCAGCTACGTTTGCGTTGCTATAATTAGTAGTAATACCAGTTAATAATGCGCCATTACCTAAAAAATAATTGCCAGCAATATTACCAGTAGCAGAAATGTTACCGGCTGCAATGTTTCCAGTATTAGTTAACAAATAAGCGGCTACGTTAGCGTTACTATAATTTACATTACCGTTACCACCGCCACCGCCTGCGAATGGAGCACCGTTAGCATAGAAATAACCATCAGTATAGATGTTGCCTGTGTAAACAGATAAAAATACACCATTGTCAGCTTGAACATTAGCATTACTAACAATGTTAGATTCGGAGTAAATTTCTCCGTTAGCAACTACTTCACCATTTAAGTAAATATTACCTTGTGGAAGATTTAAACTGCCATTTGTTGATGTAATATTAGCTGTGACTTGAATATTGCCATTGCCAATAATATTACCAGTAGTAGATACACCAGTAAGCTGTCCTACTGTAGTAATAGCTGGCTGTGTGCCAACTGTTAATGTGCCTGTGATAGCATTGGCAAGTATATTACCGCCATATAGAGGCAAGTAACTGGCTACGTTAGCATTGCCATAATTTGTGTTTCCGCAACAGCTCATCTGTTATTCCTTTATTAAACGCGACCTACTACTACTTCAATTGTTTTAACTTCTTCGACTGTGCTTGATTCTAAGGCTTTGCCAATTACACAACCTGGGCGATATAATGCTTCGTCTAATACACGAGCAACACCTGGGATGTGACTAGAAACAATTAAGTCACCTTTATTTACTGGACCTACAACTGAGCATGGAACACGACCTGTTAATGCTACAGTTGTTGTTGTTGGAACATCTAAGCCGCTATTCATAATGTATGATGGGTTAGTAGATACAACGCCAGCTACTGCTGTTGAATGTGATGTTTGACACAATGTAATTTCGTTTGGACCACCAAACTCAACCACAATACCAGGACTATAAACAGCATCGCCTACATATTTTTCTGCTAAGTCAGCGTATAATGCTGAAGTTGCTGTGGCAAATAATGTGTTAAAGTAATTTGTGCTGTTACCAATATTACCTGTTGTATTAGCGCCAGCATTAATAATGTTAGTAAGTGATACTGTGCCAGAATATGTAGGCAAGTAATTAGCAACGTTAGCGTTACCATAATTACCTAATGGTAAGTTAGTAATGTATGTGCCATCACCTAAAATATAATTACCAGTAACGTTACCAGCTGTGCTTATATTGCCACCGACAACATTACCTGTAGCTGATACAATATTTGCTACAATAACATTAGCTGTGAGGTTGCCAGTGTATGTAGGCAAGTAAGCGGCCACATTAGCATTGCCGTATGTAGAAGTAGTGATGCCAGTTAATAACGCACCGTTACCGATAAAGTATGAACCGGTAATATTACCTGTTACTGATAAACTATTACCAGTAGCATTACCAATATTAGGATTAGTAAAAATTGAAGTATTAACTGACAATTGATTGTTGCCATTTAATACTAATGAACTATTATCATAACTTACACTAATAACGGCGTTACTAATAGTAATACCATTACCAGGAGTATATAATCCTGTTGATGTAAATTGTGTAAATTGAATTGCTGTTGTGCCGATAGTAATTGGGTTATTACAATCATTTACGCAAATCCAACTAGTAGTGCCATTACTGTTGCCACTAATAACATATGAGTAAGCACCGTAGAAGTCTTGTGGCACATCCATGTCAGTAGCACGAACTAATTGATATGTTGAACCAGCATCATTGCGGTTAACAACATAAATGCCGTTATAAGGTGAATTAGGACCTACTTCGTTTTTAACTAATACACGACTGCTAGGAGTAATAGTTACACCATCAATAGCAATAAGGCCTAAACTTAAACCAGTAATAGTAGCACCAATACCATCATTATTAGGACCGTTATAATAAACATATCCTGGTAGTGTAGTTGTTGTAGCTACTGTAACAGCGGCTTTAACTGATAAGCCTTGCGCAATACTATCAACATATTGTTTGTTAGCGGCATCGTATGCTTGAACTGGTTCTGGAACATTATTAATCCAGAAGTTAGCAACGTTAACGTTAGATGCGGCTGTTAAATTTACTTGAGGGGCAATCGAAGTAATATATGGTTGTGCGTTTGTAGTTAATACAGCACCTGTATTGCCCGAATAAGTTGGCAAATAGGATTGTGCGTTAGCATTAGAATATAATGTTGAAATAACATTAATGCCGTTGCCGTATAACCATGTATTACCAACAATAATATTGCCGGAAACATTTCCTGTAGCACTAATACTGTTATTAACATTAATAGGATATTGATAATCTAACAATAATCCAATAACGTTTGCGTTACCGTAATCACTTACGCTTGGACCTACGGAGATACCGTAAAGTCCGCTTAAATCATTTCCTGAAATGGTTGCCATGTTTGTAGTTCCTTATTTGACTTGATATTGTCTGCTAATACGCGGTTGGAATATCGAAGTCAGTCTTGTATGACCTCCACTCCATTTGCCCCACGAGTTTTGATCGTTGATCTCGTTCAATGCTTGTTGATACTTAGCATCCCAGTAAGCGGCGTCTTCTGCTGAATGACGCTTGAGATAATACTCACGCAATGTGCCATACACATAGCCTTCCTGGAATGATCTGAAAGGACCATTCGATGTAATAACTTGTCCTTCACTATCAATAGTGAATAGGAAAGGCCAAGCACGATAGTAATACATATTAATAACATCACCTTGTTCAGCTAGTGGTAGGAATTTATAACGCCCGCCTACTTCACTAAACTTACCGCGGATAACGGCTGGAATATTTGTTGGTTTCCAGTAAAGCTGTGCTACTAAACTTTGTGTAATAATGTCACGATCGCCAATACGATCGAAAACAATCCAAGGACCTGTTTGACTCGGTTGGCCAGCGCCAGGTTGATCCCATTGTTCATTACCTTGTTTAAAAAACAAGATAGGTTTATTCATATCGGCTGGAATTGGTATTCCGCCTGTTTCGTCAACAATACCAAATGTAGTATATGGGTCTGTTCGTTGACATGGTAATTCTAAGTTACGCAGGCTATGCTCAAAGACAAAGATACACTGGCGTATCTCTGCGTCATTAGTAGAACCTGTAAATTGTTTTACAAACTCTACTAGGTAATTTGCGTCAGGTAATTGTGTGCTCATTAGATTCCCTTAAAGAACTTTGTTTCACCTACTTTTGCTGGATAAGGCACATCTATTGGAATAGGTAACTTACCGCCAGGAAAACAAATATATTCTGGATATTCTTGTTGGACAACTCTGTAAAATTGTGCTTTAAGAGTTTTGTCTCTTTTTAATGTATCCCAAGCTAACCCACCAAAGTATTGATCTGAAATACGTTGGCTAATAACATTAGGTAATACCATCCATGACCATTGTAATTTGCCGTCTTGCCCAATAGGAGCAAGTGGGTCTGGAATGCCTGCTTCAGCCATTTCGCGATAGCGTTTTACTCCCGCCTTAATAGCTTCAATATTGTGTTGTTCGCGTGTAATAAAGAACTTGCCATCTTTACGACCTGTAGTGATTTTAGTAAATCCACCGCCAACCCAATCTGAGTTAGTCCAATCGCCTTTATACTTGGCATAACGACCGTTGTCTTTAAACATTAACTCTGCTAATGCTTCTTTTTCGCCTAATATACCACCATGCGACTGATTAAAATAATCTTCGTTAGAGACTACTTCGTCGTTGATTATGTCTTTATTATTCATATTACTATTTAGTCTTTTTCAATTTTAATTGATTAGCAGAAACAGGGCCGAAGCCCTGTTGCTGTATTACACATTCCGATATTGCTACCTGATGGTAGCGAATAATTAGAACGGTTGACCGTCCCAAACGGATAAGCGTTGAACAGTTGCTGATGGACGCAATGCGCCTGTAGCAACAGCGGCTCCTGTTGGGGAGATGTTGTTCAATACTGCTACACCTGCTGGGTTACGAATGATCAATGTGCCTTCTAAGATGAACTGATCTAAACTAGCGTCAGCGTTACTGAACACTTCATTGTTAGGACCGAGATCACGTAAAGAACCCCACTGAACAACGTCTGGGTTTAAGAAGTAAACTGTGTTACTTACACCAGTGTAGTCCATAATCCAGTCATCATGAATTTCATATGTGTAATCGAAGTCACCTTCGTATGTCTGAATTGTGTCGCCACGCTCAGAATTTACACGGTTGATACTACGTGATGTTGGGAATGTATCAGAAAGGTGTGTTCTCATACTTGTTGGGCAAACTACTGTGCTGATCTTAGCGTTGAAACGATCTTCAGCTACAGTAACTAACTGCTTGTATGTGCTAGGAGCAAACTGTTGGTTAGTAAATGTGCCTGTGTAGAATGTAGAACCATTACTGTTAATAGTAAATGTATTAGCAGTTGTAACTACAGTATCTGTCTGTTCGTTATTAACGTTTGTTGACAAACCTGTAACTGTGCCAGAAGTTGTGTTGAAACTCAAAGCACCTGCAAAAGATGTTAATGAGCCAAAACGACGACCTGTTTGACCAGATGGTAAGCCAGGTGCTGTGCCAGACTGACCAGCATATTTTGTGCCGATTTGGTCTTGACGAACGATCTGTGCTTCAACGTCAAACATTAATTCGATTAACTGTTTAACTTCTTGGTATGCTTGTGGATCTCCACCAGATTGTTCAACAGCGCGAGCGGTGCCAGAAGCAGCGATAACGGTTGAGAAGATCTGTGTGTAGTTACCTAAGTTAGCACGTGTGTTGTTTTCTGCTTGTGAAGTAGAAACACTTGCGCCTTCAACTTGGGCTTGAACAGCTGGTAAACGATAAACGTCGTCTGTCCATAGTGGTAATGTAGAGTTAACTTTACGCTTTTTCTGCATAGCCATGTTAACTAAAGGTGTTTGATCCTTAACGCGGTTAGATACGTCGAGGTCTAAGTCCTTAACTACGATATCGGTTGCATACGCTGTTGTGCCGTTACCGATTTGCGATGTGGTGATTTCTGCCATTTTATTCTCCTTGAATTATTATTTTGGCTATTATCTACGTCCTGCGCGAATTTGATTTAATCGCGCCATTAATAGATTGTCTGCGGCCTTACGGTCGCCCTTGTTGGCTTGTTCACGAAGTTTAGACAAATTATCTTGTGGCTTTGGTGCTACCGCTGTGCTTGTTTTCTTCGCAGTTAAGGAAGCAATACTAGCACCAGCTGAAGTTGATTTAGGACGGTCACGATACTTTAATCCATCTCTAAGCAATCCTAAGATATGCTCATCGGAAGAGATAAGATCAATGTTATCAATGCCCGCTACTAATTGGCTTTTAGCCCCTGCCCAATCCTTAGCTACCTTTTCGCGTATTTCATTATAGACATAAGCGTTTTTAAGTTCTTTATCTTTAAATGATTTACGGTTAGTTTCTAAGACTTGTTCTACTTGTTGCTTACGGAATTGTTTGAATTCATCCACACGAGGTTTTAGAGTTCCAATAATTTCGCTTTGCTGTTGAATATAACGATTGTTCTGATCAATAGCGGCTTGAATGCGTGCTTGTTCAGCGGCATTTGTAGCTTGTGCGAGTTGTTGTTGGAATGTTGCGTTGTATCCTTGTGTTTTCATGATTTCATCATAAGCACCTTGTAGTTTAGGTTCAACTGTAAACTCCATTGCTAATGTAAGTCCTTCGAGCTCAGCTTGCTTTTCCTTTTGGTATTCTTCAAACTCAGCACGTTGAACTTTAAGTTCTCTGGCTTCTTCGTGTATGGCTCCACCTTGTCCCAAAATAGCGGCAGCTTTCTTAGCATCGATTACAACTTCCTTACCATTGCGGGTAAACTTGAACTTAGCATTTGGGTTATCATTTGCGAATTCAATAAAGTCAATTAATTCTTCTGCTGTAGAGTCTGTAGATTGTTCTTCGCTTACCTCTTCAGGGGCGATAGGTTCTTCAGTGCTGTCTACTGTTGGTTCTTCGGTATTGCTATCTTCTGGCTCAACAATGCTTTCGACATTATCGGGTGCCACTGGCTCATCTACTTGTGCCTCTGTAGGTGTTCCAGTCTCAGTTTCATTGGCTATAGGATTTTGGTTACGTGATGCGTCTCTTTGGGAGAGCATAGCGGCCATTTTATCGGCAATAGTGTTATCCAACGGATTAACTGCGTTGTTCTCAATGGCCGTTCCAATAGTGGAGTTAGGATTGATATCGTTCATTTAAGTTTCCTTTTTTAGATTAAGTCTGTGGGAACAGTTTGTTGTTTTACCACAGTATTCCTATGATACACCGCTGTTTTTAGTGTGTCAATGAATGTATTTAAGCCTGACAATTGATTGCCTAATGCTACTCGTAAGTTATTATCATCGTCGGTATGTCCTTTGATCTCGCTTAATCTATCGAGAATATCAAACTTAGTTTGATGAAAGAACAGGGCTAAATCTTTGTTCTTCAATAAACCTTCAGCAATATTACCATGTTGTTTTACACGGTCTAACTGCTCAACGGTCATTGATTTAATGTTGTTTACATTAACAGTAAGTCTACTGTTAAATGCGTCAATGGCTTCTTGTCCTAGCATTATGATACTCCTGCCGCACTATGTCCTGACGCTATCTGCATAAATTCTATTTGACTATCAGCATCGGCGCCTACAATCTCAGCAGCCACTTGTTGTGCCTTAACATTATTAAGGTTAGCTACAGAAGTATCCTTAGCTTCAGCTGGTGTAGGAGTCTTATTCTTCATAGCTTCTTGACCTTGCTGGATCATTTTTAATACTTCTTCGTTAGATGGCAAATATGTATCAGCATCTTTAATCTTTAATGAGTAAAGTGTTTCTTCGTATGGCTTTTTAATTTTAACATACATTTCAGGAGTTAATGTTCCTGAAGTAACCATAGCTTCTACTTTTTGATATAACTCTAACTGTGCTTTTTTAATAATATCTAAGCGTTGTAATTGATTCTCTTCGGCCATCATGCCTAACGCTAAGTCTAAGTGTATTTGTTTACGCTCACAGAAGTTTAAATCATCAAAGGCTTGGAAGTCCAAAAACTCAGCCTTTTTATCTGGATGATATAATTGTGCTAATTTCTTAACTCCATAATCATCGCCGTATTGAACTAGCGTGCGCCATACTAACCAAATAGCTTCTTTTAAGCCTTCGGCAGCGTTCTTAACTGTGTCGTCTTGAATAAGTTGATTAGGACCTAAAGCTAACTGTAGTTTAATACCAGAGTTGCCAGGCGCCATAATTTCAGGATCAAATGTATCTTGTGGCTGTGTCATGCCAATCATATTCATAGTATCTTGTTGAATACGGGCCATAGCATTGTCCACAAACTGTAAATTACCCTGTGGAGGCGGTAATGGATATACGTCGGTAGCAGGATCAAACTTACTATCTAAAATAAAGATAGCTGCCTCACCGTCCATTAACATTTCAAAGTCAACGCGATCAGGTTTAACACCCATACGCGGAGTAGCTGTTAATAAACCTAACATAATTTCAGCACGGTGACATGAAGTAGCATATTCCTGCATAGGAATAACTGACTCACCAATCGACATACCAAAGAAGTTGCCAGGTAGTGGCTTAGGATTCATATTAGCAATAGGAATAAACTCTACTTCCTTAGCTGATAATACATAAGAACCAGAAACTACAATTTCAACTAACTCTAATTCACCGTCGCCGTCAATATCATAACGGTCCCAGGCTGTTAAAATAGTAACGTGGCGAGCATCCGGGTCAGCTGAAGCACCAGCATCCACAGGAATACCCATAGTAGGAACGGAATCGCGACCGTGAATGGCCAGATTATTAAGAACTGAGCCAGCTTGATAAGCTCCGTTTTGATTGTATTCAGCATATTGTCTAAATAGCTCTAAATTGTTACCTTCCATTAGGGCAGGATACAACTCAGTAGCTTCTTGAATAGTCATTGGATCGTAGAAACCGCAGAATGGTTGTTCTTGAATTTCAGTTACGTTAGGATCACAAATCCAATAGTGTTGCGCAACGTGGCGCATACGAATATTTAAATTATAGCCAGTTAATTTATACTTGGCTTTGTAAATTGTATTGCGAGCAACAGCGTCGTTAATAGCTTGTTCTTGCTCACTCATACCTTCTGGTGTGTCTAATACAGGCACAGGCGAGTTTAACGAAGCTGATATATCATCTTCTAACTCATCATTGTCCAATTGATATTTTAATTCATCAATTCTGGACTGTATTTGTTGATCGTTTAAACCAGTTTCGATTTCAGGGCGGCTTTGTTGAACTTCGGCCATAACCTTATCCATCATAATACTAATTTTACGACGGCTTTGGCGTTGTGCTTTTAAGCCAGCTTCTTCAGCTTGTATTTCAAATGCCTTAAGTTGATCTAATGTGCCTTGTATTTCACGATATAAAACGATCTTTTCACGGACAGGTATAACCATAAGCATACCGTTCTTATGCATCGCAGAATCTTGAACCCACTCACGAATAACTTTGTGCGGATCATTCATAGCGTTCATTACACGCGATACCATATCAGTAGCTTGTTTAGCGGCTACAGTATCATCATCATTGTCAGGAACAAACTCAAACGATACTTCACCGTTAGGACATAAGCCTTTAGTAATAACAGCTGACGCATAATCAACGCATGGTTTTACCACAGGGTGAATATAGTCAATGTCGTTAACTGGTGCTGTTGATTGATTAACCGCCATTACTAAGTAATGGTAGTCAACAGCACGGTTCATTACGTTTTTAGTAGCGCATAGTCGCAAATAACTAGCACACTTTAAGTCCATTAAGCCTTTAAACTTGGCTAAGCGTGACATTTTAGAATTATTCTGGGCGCCGATAATGTTAGTAGCTACACCTTCACCACCTTGGGAGCCAGTAACAGTAGTATTATCGATTACAATATTTTTAACATCTAACATTTAAGTTGTTCCTTTGTATTCTTTATTTAGCTCTATATTAAATAGTGCTACCTGTAGCAGGATCATAAGTCTTTTTAATTTGTGGACGATTAATTTGTTTTTGTAATTTGATAGTTTCTATGCGTTGTCTAGCTTGAGCCATGCGTGCTTGTGAATTTAATCCATCATAAGGCTCTGATAATTGTTGTAAACAACCCATTAGTGCGTAACGTGCTGAATCAATAGCGTCATCAGGATCTGAAAAACGGCCTTTTTCATCCACATAGTAGTTTTGTGCTTGTGTTATAAATGTTTGGCAACTGTCGTTAATCATAAAAGTGCCGGCTTCTAGCATTTGACGCATCATGTTAATGCCATAGGATTTATGATTAGTTTGACGCCCTTCTGGATCAGGCGGATTCATAATAGGATGCGGATCTACATTTAATCCATACTGTTCAAATAACTCACGTATAGATAATGCTGACATAGTGTAACGACCTTGTGTGCCTGCGTCTGCTGGTAACACAATAGGACACCCAAATACTTCCGGACGTAGCAAATGATTAACATAGTTAACAGGATTAGCTTCTTCTACACCTTTAACTATAATTTGTCGATCTAACCATAGTAGTTGTTCTTTGGGATTTGAATACATTAGTGTAATAACAGTAGCGTCATTAACTAAACCTAAGTCTAACGCAATAATGCGTTCAATATCATTCATTGTTTTGAAATCGTAGTCGCCAGTTTTGTAAGTAGGCCATGTCCTTAATTGAAACACAGCGCCTTTACCCATAACAGGCTTACCAGCAATACGAGCTTCACGTTCATGCGGTAAGTAATCACGCTCTAACTGGCGTCTAGTTTCTTGTAATAAGAACGGTTGGCCCCATGGATCATACTCTGGCACATCATCCCATGACACACGCACAAAGTCATAGCCTTCTTCACGGTTCCAAAACTTTGACACTAATCCGTTTAGCCCTTTTAGTGGTGTAAACGAACATAATACTTGACCTTGTAGTGTAGCCGTTCTGGTTACTAACTCTGAAAACATATCATCAGGTGGTTGTTCGTCAAACACAACTATGTCTAACTTAAAACCCTGCATGTTTCTAACTTCCTGCGTGTAGTTACCAAATGTTAATCTTGATTTTTGTCCGGAACGGTGCTTAATTTCTACAGACATAATGTTAGCACCTTCTGAACGCATAGTTTCAAACACAATATTAGCACGCGGAATAGTTCCTGTGCCTATGTCTTGTGTAATCTTACCATCAGAACTACCCATTAGTTCATCTTGTAGCACACGTGCTACTTGATCCCAGGATTCGCCTGCTACAAAAGCCGCAATAGGTTTATTAAAACGCTTACCCGTCCACCATTCAGGATATTCGCCAGTTAAATGAACAGCTAACTCAAAGCATGTTGATACTGTTTTACCAATACGGTTAGCAGCCAGGATACCGCGGCGGTCTGATTGAGCGCCAGTAGCAAAGAATTTCTTTTGGTGTTCAAAAGGCCTAAAATACTTTAGCTGATTATAGCGCATATCTTCTGCAACCGAAACTGTAAGATCTTGAAAATGCGCTAATGTTTGACTATCTAATCTACTAATAGCATCAACAGTTAAATTATTTGTATCGGCGCAATAACGCACAGCGCGAGCCATTAATATCTCTTGTGGAAGCATATTATTTTAATTGTTGATGTATAACAAATAATTGACTAGCAGCCGTAGCTAATTCATTAACTTCTTGATTAGATAATGGTTGTTGATTAGCTTTATGTAAACCATTTTGTAGTCGTTCAAACACTAAGCGTAAGCATATTTCTACTTGCTGTGGAAAACGCTCACGAAACTGTTGTGCGTGATGCTGTGTAGCCTTTGCTTGTATTTGAGCATCGACTAATAGTTGTTGTTCACGCTCAACACGCGAGCGATGATCTACATCGTATGAGCCTTCGGGTCTCATGCTCCCTCCACCGCAATAATATACTCAAAAGGTATTGACACTAAATCATCGCCAACCGGCGTTCCTAAGTGACTAAGGTAAACTATATCACCTGCACTAATACCTTCAACGCCTAAACCACAGTGAACTACGGTGCCGCGAGTGTGATCTGTTGAACTTTTAACATCTAAGATTAACCCGCCAGCTGACCGTTTTTCTTCTGTGACTTGACGAATAATTACACGATTTTTAGTAGCTAATATCATGCGTCATTGCCCCATACGTCACGCAATAGTGTAGTATCAGAACGCATAATATCTTTGTCAACCCAGTTAGCGAATACACCTTGTTTAACTAATACAGCACGCAACCTATTACCTACTTCAGTGTATACACCTTCACGGTCACGCATTAACTGTTCGCCAGTGCGTGGATCAACCCAACGAATAATTTCAGGACGCTCCTTACCATACTTGTCTAAAACCTTACCTTCAGGGCGTGGTTCAATAGGACCAATAACTTCATAGGTTAATACATTGTTGCGATACTTACGGAATATTACCGAAACTTGTTGTTTACGGCTACGCGACTCTTTATCAGGATGCGGAATCATTGGTGAATAAAAAGTGTTAGCAACTTGTGATTCTGGTGGCAATCCTTCACCACGGGGAGGCACTGGTTGTAGTGGCTCTTCAGGAACTAAGTCAGCACGTTCGATATAAGGGTTTTCAGCACCCAAATACTTTTCCTCAACGTCTTGTGTATTCAACGCACGTAATGCCACTTCATACTTAACAGCGTTCGAACGGCCTTTAAGGTTTAATACAATACCTGTTTGATCGTAAACGAATCGTTCTAACTCTTTAGCTGTTGGGAAGTCTGTTTGTAAGCCTTCTAAATCGAAGTCTGTGTTTAATTGTGATTTATCTTGTTTTTTCATACTATACCTTTTCTATAAAAATGGCGGGGTTGGTCTGTATTCCCGGTCCCCGCCGGCCCAAATAGATTGCCTAATTAAAGGATTTAACAATGACCATAGCTCAAGCCCGGCAATCTAAATTCTGTAAAACTATTTATTACCGCGAGTAGGACCACGGCCTTTATTAGTGTTAGGACTAATTTGGTCTTGGTTCTTATCACGATTAATCGTCATGCTCTTAGGATTAGTAGCACGTGCGCCAACAGCGTTAGCAATTTCACGTGCTGTAGCGGCCCATGCTTCTTTAGCGGCAATAAACGCTGAACGCTTACTAGGTGTGCCTCGATTACCTACACGTGGACCTTGTGGTTGATTAATTTTACTCATTGTTGATTACCCTTTGTTGGACCACGACCATAACGGATCATGTCTGGATTTGGTGGGCATGACACTTCACGTGTGCCACCTGGATTACGCTTTTGCTCACGGCCTGAAGCTGACGCTGGAGGACGCTTGCCTTCATGCGTAGTAGAGTCAGTATTGCCTTTAGTAGGGCCACGACCATAATTAGCACGAGCATCTGGAATGCCGGCTGCTTTGTGTTGATATTTTGAATTATAAGCGTATGATGTGCCGCCTGCTAATCCATCAAAATCTAAATTGCGATCACCTTGATCTGCGCGATTTTTCATAGTGTTATTACCTTTCGAAAGTTAACATTATTATTTAGTCGAGTTTAATCTAATTGATATTGACCCGGCTTGTATTGACAAATGCCTGAAACAACCGATTCAGCTATGCGGCGATTACCTTCAAGCCCAAAGTGATTAGGGCGTGGGTCATCATTGCGCCCATCCCATCCTGAACTACCGCCATCCCACACTCCTGAAACTGACAAATCAAATAACGGTGTTGTGTATACTACGCCCGGTAGTAAGTCCATATAAGGTATATCAAAACAGGCGAAGTGTATAGTTTTAACATTGTGCCACTCACGCCCTAAATCACGAAAATACTGTTTCTGTGCCCATACGTTGTAGTCTGTTGAGTGATAGTGGCGAACATAGTTTTCATACTCTTTAGAGTTGCCAAATATAACACGATCAGTATTAATACGGCCGGGGTTAGTGTGAAAAAACACTAAGGCCGTTAACTTACCCATTGTGTCCATATTGTCCGGGATCCATTCCTTAAATTGCTTATAACTATACCACCACGATGCTCCAGCGTAGCCATGACACACGTATTGTGTCGCCATAATTTCGGCGGCCATGTCTATGTGTGAGTAATCTTTAGTGCCTTGATGCTCATTGCGTGCCTTAATATTGCCGTTAGCGTATTGTGCGCAAAATGAGTCGCCTATATAAACTATAGTCATTCTTCTGGGTCCTGATCAGTTTTACCTATCATAGCCACTATGTCTATAGTGCCAGGCTCTGGGGGCTCTGGTAGTTTAGCGTCAGCCGCTCTGCGTTGTGCGGCTCCACCGGCCACTGCTAACGCTGCCATAAACGCCGCGTTCTTAGCCGCTAACTGATCTTCATCCTGCCCTACGGTAACGTCTATACGGTCACTAATAACCTTGTTCAGTATTAGCGTATCGTATTTTAGTATTATGTTCTTATCGCCTTGATCTAACGCTTCTTTATAGTTGACGGCTAATTGTTCACCATACGGGCGACCAGTCTGCTGTGCTAAATGTTCTAACAACTGTGCGCCACTAATCTTATTCAGCGTGCCCTTGGGGCGGCCAAACGGTCTACCCGATTTAAGCGATCTAAGTTGCCCTTCACTGTCATAGTAAGTTTCATACGGTAGTGTGTCGGGTCCGGGCTTGCCACCTTCCGGTATTGCGATTTCGGTTGCGGGTTTATCTATTCTATCCATGAGTGTTCCTATTGTATAGTTATTTAGTCCCGGCGGCCGCCTTAACTATTATACACGGGGTTTCGGGCCGTGTCTACCGGCCAACGGCTCTAAACGCTCTTAATCGGGCTAATTGTTTACGACGGTCCGCCTTCGGGTTCGGTATCTCAGTTAACCATACTCCACCATGCTCCTCAGCCGTTAGTTTAAGTGCGGCGTGTAAGTCCGCTTGCGATCGAGTTAGTGCTTCATAGCCGTTAGCTACCCGCCACTTATTGTCTAAGTCCTCATACGGCGGTCGATTAACCTTTTTCGGGGCCGGCCTTAATGCCTCACCTAATAATTGTATAAACGGCCATAGTGCCCATATAATACCTATCGTTAATAATATTTCCATTGTAATCCTTTTTCTATGCTATGTAATAATAATACACGGTTCCTTATTATTAGTCAACCTCAGTCTTACCGTTTCACACCGTTGCGGCTATCATTAATAGTTCTTAACGGTTCCCAACGGTTCCCAACCACAACCATTCCCAACCTTTCCCATTGTGTTTCACGGTCGGGGCGATCATTAACGGTTCTTAACCGTTTACCTTTTCGTTATTTACCGTTCCCTTCACGGCGTTAAACGGTAGCGACACGGCGGCGACACGATAAATTATTCTTGCGGGGCGACGCCGGGGTTGCCAACCTTTTTCAGTTGTTCTCAACCTAACCAATCGTAGCCGCGCGATTTTGTAGTTTTCTCTCCCTTTCTTCTAATAAATATCTATTCTGTAAATATTGCTATCTCGCCTGCTAATGCTTTGCGTCTAAATATTTTATATACTTCTTCCATACCTAACCACTCACTGTCTCTGCGACTATACCAATAATGCCTTAATGCTTTATCTGCGGCTTCATTGTTTAAGTCATAGTGTTCTTCTGTTAATACCAGTGCGGCTAATAGTTTTTGTTGTTCTTTATCCATATGCTTTATCCTCGCGACCTGTTAATAGCCTTCTTGCGACTCGTGCTTGTGCTACCGTAATATCATTTGCTATATAATAGTCTTCTATTATGTCCGCCCACGGCTTACTTTCGCTTAATAGTATTAGCTCATCTATTAGTTGCTTACTTAAACCTATTAGTAATAGTGTTGTTAGTTGCTCTTTAGTAATCATATTAATTCCCCTATTAAGTGTTTAGCGCCTGTAGTTTTATAGTATTCGTTAAGCTCTTCCCAGCGTTGTTCTTCTAACTCTGCGATAATATCTTGTAGTCGGTCTATCTCTACCATAACCTCTGCGGCTGTTTGTGCTTTTTCTTTAGTGCGTTGTTCTAATAAGTTAATTGCTTTATCGCGTGTTTTTGTGTATTCTGTGTTAAGTGTTAAATTAATAGTGTCGCTTACTATCTCGTCATAGTATTCCCATAACTTATAGTTGTTATCGTATAAGTCGTCAACGGTTGCTGTGCCTTCTTTAATAGCGGCGACCCATTGTTCTTCTGTCCATACGGGTGCTTGTAGTGTTAGCCATACACGATGTTGTTCTTTAGTTAGTGTCATTGTTTGTTTTCCTTTTGTTTATTTATGTTATTTAGTGTTATTAGTTATTTTCCGCGACTTTAACAACGATATCGCGATGTCCGTTTTTATATTCCGCGGGTTTACGGTTTAATAACAACTCGTGTAAGCCTTCATAGTAAGTGTTGTTTAATATATCTGTGTGCTCTAATAAGCCTGTGTTTACGGGGTCATCGTTTAATAAGTTTAGTGCTAATAACTCTGCGGCGGGGTTGTCTAAGCCTATTGTTCTTAATCGTTGTTGTGTGCGATAGCCGCGGGTTTGTTTAATACGGTTAGCCATTAACTTAACGGCGGCCTTTAGCTCATTATTAGTGTAATCAGTTAGTAGTCGTTGTAATAAGTAATCGCGGGCTATAGCTTCACGCTCTTCTTTAGCTTGTTGTGCGGCTTCTTGTTTAGCGTTGTAGTCATCGTTATCCCAGCTGTCGTCGCGGTCATCATAGCTAATCCATACGGGGCGTAGCTCATCTGCGTTAATATAGTCAGCTAACTCGTCGTAAGTAGTCATATAGTGTGTAGTAGCGCGATAGTTTTTTAGTTTACTGTGTAATACTTCTAACTTATTGCGATCTTCCTCGCGATAACACGGTAATACTGTGTTCTCATAATACTCTATCCATTGCGGTAAGTCTTTAGTGTTGTGTTCGCTAAATGTGTATAACCATAAGTCGTTATTAACACCTCTATCAGTTAATAGCGGGTTGCTAATATCTTTAAGTTTTGCGTAGTAGCGTTCGCTCATTTTGTTGTGTAATGCGTCGCGGTCTTTATCGTCTTTACACTTTAATAAGTCCATTAAGTATTTTTTACCGCCGTAAATATCTGCGTGTAGTTGTAGCGCGATTGCGGTTGTTGTGCGATAGTAGCCTGCGTTGCCGTTATCGCTTTTTGTGTAGTATAATGTTGTTGTCATTGTTTAGTTTCCTTTTCTATATTTATATATTGTAATACTTATTGCGATTTTTCGCGACTAATACGGTTAAATTCCTCAGTAAATAAGTCCTTGTAATTAGTCTTATCTGCTTGTTGTTGCTTTAACCATTTGCGGTGTTCTGCGTGTTTGCGGCTTTGTTCTTGCCAGTATTCTTTATTAGTCATCGTCTATCCTTTCTTGTGTATAGTATATGTAAGCCTAATACTATTCTATAAGTTGTGTATATCACACTTATCAGTGCGATTAATAATATAACTGTCATGTCATTATGTTTCCTTTCCTTTTTGTTATATATGTTTATTTATCATCGCGGTTAAATTTTCTTTACCTTTAGTTATTTATTGTATGCCTTTCCCATCTTCCCATTCCCATCACGCCCCATCGCGCCCCATCTCCATCTCGCCCCATTCCGTTTCGCGGTCGCCGTTTTCATTTTCATCTTCATCTCGCCGCCTCATCTCTATTTTCAAAACCAGATCAAAA